CACGAGATAGATCAAGCGATGCGGGATCTTGATGCCAAAACGTTCCGCCAGGAATATCAGGCCACTTGGGAGACCTATTCAGGCATAATCTACTACGGTTTTGATATGGCACAGAATGTCAAGCAGTGTGATGAACCATTGGACAATTCCATCCTACACATCGGAATGGATTTTAACTTGGATCCTATGAGTGCGGTGGTCGCATACATCAAGGATGGCACAGTGAATGTGATAGACGAGATACAGATATGGAGTTCAAACACTGACGAGATATGCCAGGAGATACACAGGCGTTATCCCGGCAAGAAGATATTCGTGTATCCGGATCCGGCCTCCAAGGCTCGTAAAACTTCAGCAGGTGGTAAAACAGATCTCAGCATCATACAGAACGCTGGGTTTATACCCAAAGTTATGCCAAGGCATATGGCCATCAGAGACAGGGTCAATTCAGTCAATGCCAAGTTGTGCTCCGCATCTGGACAGCGAGGCATATTCATACATCCAAAGTGTAGGAATCTGTTAAATAGCATAGCAAAACAGACTTACAAAGAGGGAACGGTTTTGCCAGACAAAACACAGGGGTTTGACCATATGAACGACGCATTGGGATATCTTATTTCATTCTTATATCCGATAAAGACCGAATATGACCTACTACAACCTGAGAGATTCACAGTCAAGACAGGAGCAACAAGATAATGCCAGACATCAATGGTTTGACAGACAGAGGCATCAGCCAATCAACATCAGTGACAGGACTACCTGTCCATAGCGATTACGACAGTTATATCCACCAATGGAAGTTCTTGAAGAGATCTTACCTGGGTGGTCCAGAATACAAAAAGGGAATGTATCTCAAGAGATACCAATACGAGACCGAGAGCGAATACCTAAACAGATTAGAACACACCGCAATGGACAACCATTGTCGGGCAGTGGTCCATATCTACAACTCATTCCTATACAGGCAGGATCCAACCAGAGAATGGGGATGGTTAGATGGCACACCTGAATTGGAATCATTCCTAAAAGACTGCGATATGGATGGCAGAAGTTGGGATTCATTCATACAGGAAGTCAATATTCAGAGTTCCATCTACGGACACTGTGTGGTCCTGATTGACAGGCCAGAATCAGTGGTGGGCACAAGGGCGGAGGAATTAGCCCAGGACATACGTCCCTACGTCACCATCTACACACCAGAGAATATATTAGATTACAAATGGGTGAGGAATCCAAATGGACATTATGATTTAGCGATGGTAAAGTTCCTTGAACAGGACGAACGACCATTCCAGAAGGCCAACGAATACTATGTGAGGACCTGGACTCCAGACAGCATCACGCTTGAAAGTTTCAATCCCAACAGCAAGAATCCCATTGAGATAGTGGAGGAGAAACCTAACCTATTGGGCAGAGTTCCAGCGGTATGGGTCTATGCCAACAGGGGACCAATCAAGGGCATTGGCATTTCTGACATTTCAGATCTGGCCACAGCACAAAAATTCTTGATGGAATGCTATTCAGAAGCAGAACAATTGATTTCACTTACCAATCATCCAAGTTTGGTAAAAACACTATCCACACAGGCTTCAGCGGGAGCGGGTGCGATAATCACGATGCCAGAGGAATTGGATCCCAATCTAAAACCTTACCTGCTACAACCATCAGGTGGTAATTTAGAAGCCATCCTTAGAACGATGGATGAAACGGTTAGGGCCATTGACAGGATGAGTTTCTTAGGGTCCATTCGAGCCGTGGAGACACGCCAGATGTCCGGAGTTGCGATGATGTCGGAGTTCCTGATGTTGGACGCGAAACTGGCAGAGAAGGCAAGAAACCTCGAGTTGGCGGAAGAACAGATATTTAGATTGTTCTCACTATGGCAGGGACAACCTTGGGATGGTGAGATTGAATATCCAAAAGCATTCCACATCAGAGACAAGAATCTTGATATGGATCTATTACAGAAAGCGGCGGTGGCACAGAGAGACACCACCAATTTAGCAGGACCGGTCAAATCAATGATCGACAAGAAGATATTGGATATATTGAGCGATGGCGAATACGAAGAACAAGAGATGGAGCATCCAACCACAACAGCGGCTGACAGGACTCCACACATCCAGGAAATGATAATGGGCGGATACACAGATGCCCAGATCCTACAACTACATCCAGAAATCAGCCAAGCAGACATCACAGCGGCCAAACAACAATTATTGAACATTGACAACACTGAGCAATCTCAGTAAAATAATGTTATGGTGGCCAATCTTTTAAAAAATTGTCCCAAATGCGATCAATACAACACCACGTTGATGTGGTGGCAAGACGAGAAGAATGATCGTTGGGTATGTTATCCCTGCGGTATGGGGAGACGAGAAGAACAAAACCGTATAGAAAAGAAATGGAGGGAGCAAAGTGAAACCAGCATTGAGGCATAAACATCTCTTGGTGAGGGCAGAGGTAAATTCACCACCACTGGAGGCCTTTGACCTCGCCGCTGAATTAGAAAGTTTGGTCCGGCACATCGATATGAAGATACTGGCCGGTCCAATGACCGCCTGGTGTCCCGTTGAGGGCAACACGGGTTGGTCGGGCACTGTGATCATAGAGACATCATCTATAACTTTCCACAGTTGGACCGAATCACACTATCCCGTGATCCAATTGGATGTGTATAGTTGTAAGGACTTTGAGATAGACACTGTGCTGATGTGGCTACGTCAGTTTGAACCAGAAAAGATAGATTATAAATTCCTTGATCGAGAGAATGAATTTCGCACCATTGAAGTAAATAAACTTGAATTATTTGAAACCAATCCAGGCTATTTAGGTCTGAAAGGCAATGGCTATTAGAAGAATTTACAGGCAACCAGAAGAGACGGCAAGACACAGGCAACTGAAACAGATCTGTCTTGATTATTTTACTGCTTACGAGAAATTGATGAAACATCCATCAATGGCCAACGCCGCCCGAGCAAGGAAGGCGTGTGTTAGGATGAAACAGGTGGCTCACCACAGGGGTATAGAACTATTAGATCTCTATGCCACTTCGAGGAACACAGAGCGACCCGAAATCTATCCCATCAAGCATTGGCCCAAAACCATAGCAAAAAAACAACAGGAGGAAAACAAAAATGCCGAAATCAGGTAGAAGAAAACCAGCACGACCATCTGGTAAAAAATCTCCTATGCCTCGTAAGAAAAGTGGGCGTAGGAAGTAAAGAAGTCTATGACTGGATTAGAGAGACAATTAGTAAAACAAATCCAAAAGTTGGAAAAGCAATCTGCCCTTTTGCGAAGGCAAGTGTTGAAGCAAAAGCGATCCAGGTTGTGCCTGGAAAATCTAACCTTGTGGATCAAATTAATCACTGTTGTAATCTCTTTAGTTCTCTTGCTTTGGACTGTGTCGTCATCTATGTTCAGTATAAAATAACTGAACAGGAACTGGCAAAGGTCTGTGGCAAAGGTCAGAAAAAAAATCCCAGTTATGCCGTGATGTATGACCATCCCGACAACGATGGCCTACATCAGGGTGTGAGTTTTTCTTTTGGTAAATGTCCGCTCATATTCATACAGGAGTTAAGTAAATTAAAAGATGCCCAATCCCGACTTCGACGAACTTCTTATTATCAGTCTTGGGGTATTAACCCTGATGATGATATGTTTTATTAACATATTTTGATTGACACATTACCAAAATGTGCTATAATTAGAGTATGAAAATATATATTCTTTCAACTAAAGAAAGACAAGATCTTAAAAAAGACACATTACCTGCCTGGCAAAAAATATCAACAGATATAACCTATTGGGACAACACCGGTTTTCATCCAGGCTATGGTAGAAACAGGATTCTTGAAGATTTTTATAACAAACAAGACAGCGAATGGTGTGTTATTACAGATGATGACAACATACTTGATCCAAAGAGAGGTTATTATGACAGATTCTGTAATGAATTGCCTTATATTTTAGACCGGGCTAAAAGCAACGATATTGCTACGTTCAGTTTTTTGAACAATATTGTTCATAGAGTGAATATTACCATCCAACATCCTATGCTCCAAAATAATTGGGTATGGATGCGGTCATTTAGTTTAAGCAATGTATTTTTTCACAGAAGGACCAAATTGGTATATTTTAATGAACACCAAATGATAGAAGATCAAGAATGGTGTATGGATCAAGCCCAACAAGGATTAAGATGTGCTACTTTGATGAACATTGTTATAAAAGACATTAGAAATTCCAGCACATTGTTTCTTAACAACACTGACAGGAAACAACAATATCAACAGGCTAAAGATTTATGGATGTCAAAGTTTCCTGAATTAAAACAAAATGTTGATGGCAGAATAAGCAAAAGGCACTTTGTTAAAAAATATTGGAAACCAAATCTTTTATGGTCTGGTATGAAGAACATAGGTGTTTCTTGTTATAATCCTTATAAGACCGCATAAATAATCACAGTGAGCAAATCCTAATCACGTATAAACAACAAGGAGGATCACGATGGATCAAAACGCATCGCAAGACGTTCAGGCGACCACTGCTACAACTGAACCAGTCTCTAACACACAGCAGGACACAGCGGAAAATCAACCCGCGAAAGTTTATACCCAGGCAGAACTGGATGCTATTGCGGCAGAAGTCAGAAGGAAGGCCGAAGCCAAGTTAAGCAAGAAGTTCGAGGGCATAGATGTTGAGCACTATAAAAATCTTTTGGCCAAGGAGGAATCTGAAAGGATTTCCAAAGCAAAAGAGAAGTCAGAGTTTGAAAAATTGTTGAAGGAGAATGCTGAGAAGTTCAACAGCAAGATCACAACACTAACTTCTGAACTGACAAAGATCAAGGTGGATGGGGCATTGATAAATGCGGCATCGACCAAGAGGGCAATCAATCCAGAGCAGGTCGCGAGGCTTGTCAGGGAGAATGTCAAGATGTTGGAAACAGGAGAAGTTGAGGTCATAGATCCCAAGACAGGACAAACGAGATACACCGAGAACGGTGATCCACTGACGGTAGATGGGTTGGTAAGTGAATTTTTACAAACTAATCCACACTTCGTCACAGCGGGACAACCGGGCGGCGGCTCCAAGTCAAACACTCAGACACAAGGTGTTCAGAAAGTTGATGTTAATAACCTGGATATGAAAAATCCAGAACATAGGAAAATCTATGCCAAGTATCGTCAAGATAATGGTATTAGATAACATTAACAACTAAAAAAGGAGAATGTAAATGACAGCATTTACAGGTAACAAATCCGGCATAGGAATAACAAATTCTTTACAAGAATTAATCAGCCCTATTGTCACAGAAGCATTGTTCGTTTCAAGCGAAATGAGCATTATGCCAAACCTTGTTAAAACTTATTCAATTCCAGCAAACGCAGGAAAAGTTTTAAACATACCAATCTACGGAACCGAAACGGCCATTGCCCTTACAGAAGGCACTGACATCGTTGGAACCGCTGGAGATCTAACCATCAATACATCAAGCCAATCAATCACTTTAGCAGAAGCAGGTCTTATGACTTTAGTGACTGATATGACTCTCAATCACGCTACATCAAATGTGGTTGCTGATTTAGGTAAGATATTTGGTGAGGCGATCGCAAGAAAACACGATCAATCATTAACGGCTTTATTCGGAAGTTTCACCAATTCAATTGGTGCCCCTCAAGACGAATTAACTGTTGAAGCGTTATTCAAAGCATATTCTACTTTGAAATCAGCGGCAGTTCCAGGCCCTTACTTTGGTGTGTTCCATCCAAAAGCAATCTACAACATCAAGAAGACAATGACTAACACTTTCAATCCACAGTCAAATGTGAATGTAGTGAATCAGGCAATGTCTGAAGGTTACGTTGGTAGAATCGCAGGCATCGACATCTTTGAATCATCAAATGTTGTAGAAGATTCAGCGACATCGGTAACAAACGCAGTGTTCTCAAGAGACGCACTGGGCTTGGCCGTTTCTTCAGATCTTAAAATTGCTACTCAGAGAGATGAGTCAATGAGAGGAACTGAAGTTGTTGCGACAACAGTATATGGTGTGTCTTTATTACACACATCTTATGGTGTTAAAATAATCGGTGACAACCAATTATAATTGGTAACAACCAATTAAACTAATTCCCTTTAGTTTAACGTAGAGGAAGGCGGGTAGAGATATCCGCCTTTCTTTTTGTCCG